TAGGTATCCACGATATTGTTACCATTACCATCTGCAATAGCCTTGTTAGCCTTACCCAAAGTGAAATACCCCTGCAAAATGTCTATATACCCCTGCTCAGCCTCTAAGGTGGATTCCAGAGTACCTATCCTTGTAACAGCACTATCAAGGTCAACCTGTAAAGCCCTTTTGGATATATCAGTATTGATGCCCGACAATATGGTTGCAAGGTCCGCACTATCAGAATAGCCATCTAGAAAGTTCTTAACCTCTGTCCAGGTATCTATATACCCTGTTGTATCATCACTGAGCAAACTATTGAGCGCATCAAACTCTTCCCTCAAGGCATCATGGTCCGCCACAGCGGCATTGAGAGCAGCAATGGTGGCATAAGTAGCCTTCGCACCACTCTTTGTCAGATAACTCTCCAAATCATCCAGCACTGCATAATCCCCTTTCGGCTGATATGTAGCCGCTGCAGCCTCTGTTGTTAATACCCCCAAGGTGTCAGCATTGATGGTGACGGTCTTATTTGCACTACCATCATAGTTGACGCCATTGATTACAAGGCTGTACGGGTTCTTCAGACTTGACGGTGTACCTGTAAGGTCTTCATATGAGCCACTGAACGCCACACCGGCCAGATCATCAACCTGCACAGCTAACGCTCCAAGTGCTGCACCACTCCTTATTGCCTCCAAGTCCTCTATGGTGTTCTGCTTTCCTTGCAGAGCCGTATTCAATACAGAACTGGTCACATAATTTGACAGGTCCTGATGCTCCGTCAAAAACCCCTGCTCTTCAACCCAATTTCTGGTTGCATACCCCTTATTGCTCAGTTCCGTCTCAGTAATATACTCAGATGGAATAGATGTCAGATAATCACCCTTAGGTTGATAGGTATCCTGCGCCAACTGCTCCGTCAAATAACCCTGTTCTTCAACCCACACCTTCTTAGCATACTCAGCCAGATCCTCCTCATCCACCACAGACTTTATTTCTATCTCCACAGGAGCGGAACCATCATACCTCACACCGTTGACAGATAGAGCGTACGGATTCGGTAATGTTTTTGGCACTGTCGGGTAAGCCGGTAGATTAACCTTACCATCCTTAAGGGTGTATGGCCCATCAGTGCCCACATATACATCAAAAGTGGTGATTCCAACCTGTGAGCCTGAGCCCTCACCTTCCTCGCTTTTCTTACCCTTACCGAAAGTGATAGCCTTCTCAATTATGACGTTGTATGTCGTACGGATAGTATCCTCATTATCCGGATCTATCTTCCACAGCTTATCCAGTTCAATGAGCTTCTTAAGCAGTGAGTAGATATTGATATTCTTGACCTCCAACCCCGGCATAACCTCCGCAGTAGCGCTGTCAGCATACAGATACACCTCAGACTCCTTAGGATTCACAGGTGCGGACTGCGGCAAAGCCTGCTGCTCAAAGCGCGCTTCCCTGCCAACCAGTGGACGCTCATTCTTCACATACACATCCCCGTCATCCTGTAATCCCAAATAACTCTCACCAGCACCGCCGACAGATACTGACGGCCCCGACTCCCCGGACGAATTGGGATGTCTGTTATCAGTGGCATATATAACAACCTCGTAGTCAACAAACCCATCCACCACTTCCTCCAGCAATACATTCGCCTGGTCAGCATACAGATCATACTGCCCCGACAGCAACTGCATCACCTTACCGGAAAACATATCCACATAGTAGGCTTTGAGCGCATCCACGCCCATCACACTACCCTGCAGTTGCATCTTCTTCGTTCCGTAAAACCTTGAATAATCCTGCAGCATAGCCAGGTAATACGAGCTGTACTCCCTTCCCGACAGCAGCCATCCGGATATTTCCGTACCAGCCGCATCCTTAAGAGCATTGAGCACCAGCGGGTCTCCATTGGTACTGCGCAGAGGATCTCCATATATCAGCTGCACCTCCTCCTGTACACCTGTGGCCATCTTCTCCACCTCAGTGGTAGCTGTCTGTCCCGATATGCCTGCCAAGGTAAAATACACCTGCGTAACATATACAGCTGATGGTTTAATTGTGGGGTCCTGATATTCGGAAGTGCTATTGATGAACCCTATCCTTATACTCCCGGCAGTCGCCGGCAGTGTGAACTGAACTTGAGCCGTCTCATATTCGGAGATATTGGCCACATCCCATATATATGTACCTCTGGCCGACTCGCCCGTCACCTGGATATAGGATGCAATATTATCATTATTGAAATCCTCCACCCATCCATCACCTGCAAGCCTATATACCTTACCATTGTCGCCGTAGTAGGTTACTGACAGCAGTAGCAATTTGGCTATACCGGTAATGAGATATTTGAACGATATGGAATATGTCTGTGCTGCATCCTCATTTAGCCTCACATCCTGCCACAACTGCAGCGAACTGTCATTTTGTATATTCTTCTGGAATAGCTGCCAAAAGAAACAGTTATACCTCTTACCATCTTCAGCATCCACAACACCTGGGAACCTGCCATCATCCCTTGGATCCGGAGTGTACATCCATCCATCCCTGTTGACTATATCAGCATTCTTGAGATAGGAATTGCGCAGCAGATAACTATAGTCCACTGTTGCCCCCTTGAGAGCTGGAGCATTGGCCATGTTCAGACTTCCATTCGGCCACACATCAGCCTGATACATCTGTCCGATAGTATAGTGCCGTCTCTCAACAGACTCCCCATCCACATCATACACCTGCGTTGCATCTGTTGCAGACGTCACCAGCCATTGGTTACCGATCTGCATTATACTACAGTTGCATGACATCAACAGCGAATCCAGTGCGTCATAACAGTTCTGTCCGTTGAACGCAGCTGCACTGATGTACGCCCCGCGCAGTACAGATACCCCGCCCGGTAAAGACAGCTGCATATGCAGGGCCACCTGCAGGGATATCTCCGTTTTGGAAAGTATATCCTTGATGATATCCAGAAGTGAGGTCTGCACATCACTCCCGTTGTATGCTATCCCCTTAAGTGTAGCCAGCTGATCTGTAGCAGTGACAGCCACATCATACGGCGGATACACATAGTTCTCACTGTAGAGCTCCGGTAACAGGTATCCTTGCCAATACAGGACACCATTACGATACAGCAGCACCCTGAACTCCTTATTGTTGGTTGTGTACAGCCCTCTCAGCTCCCCTTCCACATCCGACTGAATTGAGAATGACAAAGAAGAACCTTTTATCCTACCACTACCATCCTCAATGGCCAATGTAGGTGGCACGCCCAGCTTCTTCTCCTCTGCAAGGCCCGAATAACCCTGCTGATATATCACTATACGGTAATCATTCCCTCTCTCCGAGGTGAACGACATTATATATCTCTCTCCGTATGACATCAGGTTGTGTAATCCTTGCGTTTCTTTTCATTTTCCAATATTATAGCTAGATCCCTCCCGGCTGCCTTGATTGTGCCGGTAACCCTTATCTCCTGCCGCTGGGACTGCATCTGCGTCTTTGATGTCAGATCCAATGTACCACCACCATTAATTGTTGCGGCCGCATAAGCAGTAGATGGTGTAACCGATTCGCCGCCACCGGAAGACATATTCTTTATCAGACCCGACAGGACCGACCCGGCTGCCAATAGTGCCGCACCGGCTGCGATGGCCAATGGCGGATTCTCAACCGCCTTCTTGAATGCTATCATTGCTGCACCGTATGCCATCAATGCCTTACCGATAGCCTTAAGATTATCCGCCAGGAAAGAGAGTACAGTATTGAATATATCCTTCATATTCAACTCTCCGGTTACCAATCCTTCAATCATGGATGAGAACGCATCGGCAATGGTATTAGAAAAATCTACAGCTATCTGCTGAAAATCCACCATATATCCCTCCATCTCTTCCAACCCCTTCTTCATACTGCTGGTATCAATAGTAGGCTCTTCCACCTTAAATGGTCTATCAAGAATAGCGCTTGAATCTATCTTCTCCAGAGTTAGATCTTCTTTTTTCCTTGCAGATAGAGCTGCTGCTGCCGCTTTTTGCGCCGCATCAGCCTGCGCCTTCTTTTGATTGGCAATTTCCGTCTCTTGAGCCAGCAATTCTTTGTTCGTAGATGCTCTCTGCCGGGCAATATTAAGAATCTCAATCTCTAGATCAACCTCCGCCTCTTTATCCCCCCTCATAGACTCTGACAAACTGTTATCTTCACGGAGAAGCCTCAGCGCTTCTTCTGCCAAAGCAGTCCTCTCCTGGAACAGCTGGTTGACCAGCTCCTGCGCTTTTTTATTAGCAGCCGCTCTCTCCTCAAGGGACCTATTGGCCTTATCAGCCATTATCTCTCTCTGCTCTTCAATAGCCAGTTCAAGCTCTTTCTCTCTCTTCTTGAAGGCAATCCTGTCATCCTCATACTTCTGTTGGGCCAATGTCAACTGTTTCCTTTTGGCAAACACCGAATCTGTGGCTCTCGCCTCCTTTTCCGCTGAGCTCTCCCATCCTCTTCCAGTGAACAGCTTTATCCACTTGTATGCCTCCTGAGCCTTCTTGATGGTCCACGTAAAAGCGTTGACAATAACCTCTCCAAACTTTATCGCATAATCGGTAACAACCAGGAATACCTGCTTGAGCTGTCCCATCACCACAGCCAGCTTATCCGCACCTCGCTGCGACTTGGTGAAGTACGCCACCAGAGACCCCAGAGCAACCAACAATGCACCTATTCCCGTACTGATTATTGCCACCCTCAGCATCTTTAATGCTTTCTCGGTGCCCTTTACTCCATCAGCAGCCTTACTCATTGCAGCCTGGAAGTTCAGCAGCCCCCCCCTTACGGTGGACAATGCCGTACTCACCTCCTTCATTGAGGTGCCGAATAGGGCCGTCACTTCATCCAATGCCGCCGTTGTGGCATCGTCAAAATCCTTTACCGCCTGTTTCGCCTCTTTGGCCCCCGCCTTAAGATCCTTTGTATCGGCCGTAAATACCGACTTAAGATTAAGGAAATTACCCATTTATATACTTTTTTGCAAGTTCTTGCAGTTCCTTCAAATTTTCCTGTTGTTGCTGTGCCGTTACAGGTTTCTTCGGTTGCACAGCCCTTTTCTTATCTTCGTCCCACTCATACCCCCACAACTCCTTGGGGTCTCTCACCTGCGACTCCGGCAACAGATGGATATTCATCAGCCGGACAGTTTGCATCCTTATTACATTTCCATAAAACTGGCGCTGCTCCAGCTGCGCCTTATTATGATAGAAGAGCTTGAGCATGTAGTCTCCCACCTCCATCATCTCAAACTCTTCTACCGTCATCCCCAGGCAGCCTAACGCCTGCCCCTTAACCTCTGCCAGAGAGACGTCTTTTTTTTTACCTCTCCCTGTGGTACCGCCACATCATCCCCATTAAGATTGGTGTTCATCTGCTTGGTAAAGATCTTGATGTATGCCACCATCTGGTCTATTCCTACATGCAGCCCCAGCTCAGTAGGTGACTCCATCTCCAGCTCCCTCTTCTCCAACTTCTCCCCGCAGTAGATAGCACAGTACATCATAGCTATAATATCCTTCGGCGTCATCTTATCAAGCTCACACATCTGCCCCAATGTGTTCCTGCCTGTCATCTCCGCGAACATTGCCATTGCAGCGAAACTGTGCTTAACACGGTATTGTCGGTCGTTTATTTTAATATAGTCCGCCATATTACTCCGAAACTGGGATTAGTTTGCCTGATAATGAACAGTTGAGTGCATAAGTGACATTACCATCAGCATTCGGTGTCTCTGTATATCCGGTAATGATCATATTACCCTTATACTTCTGTCCCTTGTCACGTTTGTAAACAAACTCAAATATTGAATCCGGACCGGTCTTGAGAGCCATATCAATCAGATCATCCGCATCCAGCTCCGTTGCACTGCCATCCTCATTAATGATAGCGGCGCCATTGATGGCAAAGGTCCCGTCATGGCCTGTCACCTCCTTCCTTTTCGCCCCCTTATCACTCTTGTATAGACTCTCCTTAACGATAGCCGAAAGAGCAAGATTGGAATCAGTCTCGCCAGCTATCGACTTGTCATTAAATGTGAAGAGCATGTTATAACCAACCATTTCCATAACTATAACTGTTTTACGTTAATATCTATTTTCTGCAACCATTGTTCCTCTGCAAATGCCGGTTGCACAGCATTTACATTGATCACAAACCCATCAGCCCTCTTCCCGAGGACTGCAAGGACCTTATCTTTGAGTTCCTCCGACTCTCCCTCTGATGAGGCAGCCAGATATATGGATACTGTTGCATTGTACCCTATAGGCCCGCTCTTTGCCATCCTGGGCTCCATCTGGTCAATCTCATACACACAATAGGGCAACCCATGCTGCTGGTCATACATGTACGATGGCACAATAACCGGAGATAATATGGTTACAATATGTTCAGCTATTCTGTTTTGCATTCTCAAAAAAAGTTTTTGCCCTGGTTTGCAAGGCTTTTACAAATGTCTCCTTATAAGCCTGGTCCGCTGCCGGCTGCATCTTCTCAAAGAACTTCTGCGGATGCACACCCCTGCGGCTTTTCACACTCTTGCGCTTTATCGGCTCACGGAACCTGTGCGAACGGTCACGTCTATTCAGGGTTCCATAGTTGAGCCAATATGCAATCATGTATGCCGTCTTGTTATTACCCCTGGTGTTTGGATACCCCATATCCGGCAGTGTCTTACCACGCTCAAAGAATCCCACATTCATAAACTTGACAGCCTTGCCCTGCTTGAACCTATATTTAACCAGAGAAGTGAACATTTTCTTCGGCACGTGCCCCTTGAAAGACTTAACCGCAGCTTTGGCCGCATCCGTCATTGACTGTCTGACCACCTTATCAGCCCCGCCATACATCACCTTATCACAGGCAGCGGTAAATTCCCTTACCCCTTCAACCCTGTTCAACACTTGTCCCGCCATCAACGTTCTGTTATCTTCTCACCCCTTATAACCATAAGAGGTTGGTTCAACAATCTCACTGTTGACGATATCCCATACAGGATACCTTCCACCTGCAGCCTACACTCACTGGTGATATCATCCCTGATATAGGTAGTGAACTCCAGCTTATCGGGATTCACAATATTCTGATCAATCATCATCTCATCAACCGGAGTAACGACCAGTTTTCCATATACCTGGGTTAATTCCAACCAGTTCTGCACAATAGCTCCACGCTCATTACGTGTCTGCTCAGGCTTAAGGACTGTCACCTTCTGGACAAAGTCCCCAATGTTCACCTTATCTATCCCTCTATTCACTATCATATGCAGTAGTTTCTATAGGGATGGAGGAGATTCTGAGATGCACTTGGCAGATTCTCCACACTATCCACCGGGTTATTGAACAGCTTGGCCGCTATCAGCAGCACTGCCATCTGTATATCGGGAGGGCAATCCTCTTCAGTATACCCCACTTGAGCTGTATACCTGAGCTTCTTACCCGTCCCATCCACTGTTAAAACACCGTTGTCATAGTCAAAGTTCACCGAACGCCCATCAACTTCCACAGCTGTAACCATAGCAGTAGGCTCCAGTATCCTAAGGGATGAGGCAAACGGCACAGATACAGATAGCTCGCCACGCCAGATAGCGCCATTGATGTAGTTCTCACACTTAGCCACCGCCGCGCGTATATTCTGCTGAAGTGTCATGTCAAAATCACATGTAAACATGTGCAGATGATTCTTCAACTGCTCCAATGTTACAGGACCTGCCATCTCTCTTTTAATCTGTGCCATCTGCTAACCTCCTTATTACTGCTTTTTCAGTACTGCAATTGGATTTGTGCCGGCATCAATCAACTTACCGTCAGCACGACCAAAGCCCATCACACCGACAGACAGATACTTCGCATACAGCTCCCTCAATACTGACACTGTGAAGTCCTTGACTATTCTTGCGTCATACTTCTTCAGATCACCGAAGACAATATCACTGCCCTTCATCCTGTCGTTGATTACTACCGGTCTGCCCAGGATGGTTGCAGGAGCGTCATCCCTCATTGATGGCAACCACAATGGCCTGTCATTACCATCCTTCATAAGCATAAGGTCACACTCTGTTGCAGTGTTCATCATGTACGATGCATTAGCAAGGTACTGAGACCCTACACCCTTGCGCAATGCCAGCATATCATCATAGATGATACCCTCTCCGGCAGGTGTAATTTTTTTGGCTGCAGTGACAATACCCTTCGGCATATCAGTACCAGAACCATTGGTAAAGTCCTCTGTCAAGCCCGCAACATACCTGTCTGCCAACAACTCTCCGATAAACTGCTCAAGATTGAATGCCGAATCCTGCAACAGTTCCAATGAGATAGGCACTATCGGAGTCCTATACGTGTAAGCCTTCAGTGTCACGCTAGAGAAGGTTACGGTCTCCTCTTCACTCTCACCATACTCCGCAACAATCTCTGCACGATTGGCAGTATCATTGATGGTTGGTATAACCAAATCACCTCCGGTACTTGTACGGATAGTATTCACAGCAGCCAACAAACCACTTCTTCCAGCCAATGCCTTCTCAATATAACCAGCAATTGAAGTAGGAATGATCACATCTCCCGCCATGCCAGGAATAGCACGCTTGAGCAAGGCGCTCTCATTGCTGTCAAGCTGAGCACCCAGCAGATACTTGGCAAATGCACGCACCTCTGCTTTGGAGTCTGTCTCCTGGCGGCGCTGCTCAGACTGCTCCTTCGCACTTCTGGCTTCCATCTCCAGGAATTTCTTCTCAGTATCAATCTGTCGGTCCAGCTCATTACAGTCCGACACCATCTTTTCCCAGGCTGCCCTTTTCTCGGCATCCATCTCCTTGCCGTCATACTGTTTTCTCATATCAAGAATGTCAGCATACAGCGCGGCTCTTTTTTCTTGCAATTGTCTTAATTTAGACATAATCAATTAATTTGCGTTACCGAGAGACAACACTTGACAGGTGCGAGCTCGGCTCTCACACTCCGCCTTTATATCCTTATTGTCATTCCTTGACAAATATTCCTTCCTGCGCTCCATAAATCCGGTCTCCTCCGCACTCCTGGCATCCACTGAAGTACCCTCATATGCCGGATATGTAACCAGCGACACATCCCACAGCTCTGATATCTTGTTAATGGTACGGAGATCGTTGGAATCATCCTCCTCATCATACTTCCAAGTATCCTCTGCCACCACGAACGCAAATGAGCACTGCGAGATATCACCTCTTTTGACCAGCTCATACATATCATTCCCGACAGTAGTGTTCGGCACCTCAAACTCAAACCTCAAGCCGGTCGCATCCACATTCAGTTTCAGCGTGCCGGAACTATACCTTGCCAGGATGCTATCAGTGTTGTGGTTGAAGCACGCCACACATCTTGTGTAATCACACCCCTCAAATGCTGTTGGAGCAATCTGCTCCTTATACCTGTACCAGCGGCCAATCTCGGCAATCTGGTTAAAAACAGCAGCATATCCGGATATGACCCTTGGAGCATCCTCCTGCGCATCCCTATGTTCCAGCTTTCCTTGAAACACTATGGTACGGGTCTCTTTCTGACCTTTAACTATTTCCTTCTGATTCATTATTCTGATTGATTGCGTTATTCGTTGTAGTCATATTCTGCTGGACGTAGAACTCACTGCCACCCTCATACTTATTCATCTCCTCCAGCTCCCTTATCTCATTAGGGTTCATACAGCCTATCAGATACATATTCTTGTAGTACTCCGAGCGGCTCTTGCTGTCTGCCCTCAGAAGGCCATTGAGACCAAAACGGAAGTAATGTGTCCGCCGTTGCGCAATGGTCAGCAGCTTGTTGTTCAGTTCCTCCTCTATCTTCATCAGATACGGCATCAGACAGTAGGTAACAAACTCTTGCGCCTGCTGCTCAATATTGGAATAGGTGGACCTCTCCAGATCCCCCACCATGTGTGGCGGTATACGGTATATGGAAGCTATCTCACCCTTCTGGAACTTACGGGTAGATAGGAACTGCGCATCATCCAGCGGGATATTTATGCGGTTATACTCTGCCCCTCCCTCCAGTAGCAGGGGTTTATGAGCATTGCCCAGACCGGCAAGACGCTCATTGATTTGCTCCTTCAGCCTGGCAAATGACTCCTTTGACAGCACTCCCGGAACTTTGATTATGCTGGATGTATTACCGCCCTTGGAGAAGAATAGACTACCATAGCGCTGCACATACATTGACAGCTCCAGATTCTCACGATGGACAGCAATGGGAGACTTACCCTTCAGCCCATCAACCACCAACCCCTTGATGTGAATCATATCATCCGAAGAGACCATCTCACCCTCCACGTTATAGAATAGCACCTTATTAGCCGATAACTGAGGCTGCGGCACATCCGGCTGCAACAACTCCAATGACACCGGCTTGCCTTCCTCGCGGATTATACGGGCATACCCATTACCATACAAAGCCACAGACACCATAAGATGCTGCATCAAGTCCATTCGTGTAGTATAGGAATTAGGATGATTGACCAGATCAAGGCCAAAGTGATTTGAGACGCTCTCACGCCCCTGGTCAGTCTTCTTGTACAAGTGGATAGGCAGTATGCCGACAGACTCCGACAGCAGCGTCACGCATGACCACACCGTTGTGACTGCCAGGGCAGAATCCTCAGTGACATATACCCTGTCAGAAATGCCCACTCCAGACAACGCATTACTAATGGCCTTATCTATCTCACTGTGAGATGGGGCCATACCGGCTGTCCTTTTGAATATCTTAGATATGAATGACACTCATTGTTCGGTTCGCGTTAACTTTTCAAAACAAAGGAAAAATCTTTTTTTTAGAAAAAAGGTAAACATTGTTTACTTTTTACACTCCGATTGCGAATTTTTCCTTTTCATCCTCCTCCTTCTTCTGTAGTAAACAACTTTAAAGCAGGAAAAGTTGTCATATTTTCGTACCCCAAACACCCTTTCATACTGAATTTCCAGCACCTCATATGCTGACTGGTACGTCTTGCAGCTGCGACACAGCTGCTCATACGATGCAATGAACCCATCCAGGGTTGCCAGACGGCGCATATTATCCGGCGCCTGCGGAATAGCCATAAGTCGGTCAAGTTCTGTCATATTTATAAGTCTCGTATTCCCCCGTATTCATAAGGATTGGAATCCATCTCAGCCAGCGCTGTCATCATCTCACCCAATGCCATAATGGAAGCCACCACGCCATCAATCTTCTGCGAGGACTTGCGTTTATCCGGCTTGATGTTCCCCGCCGGATCCATCTGCAGAGCCACACTGGCCATCATCCAGCGGAGCACCGGATTGCCAAAGTGTTCAAGTCTCCCGGTAAGCACCATCTTCTCATACTCCTTCGTAGGTGCTGACATGGAACCATACCCTTGGCCGAAAGGTGACATGTTGAACCCGTCATTCTGCATATTGATGACCACCTGCGAGGAGTTCCAGCGGTCATAAGCTATTGACAGTATCTGATATTCCTCAGCAATCTTGTCTATATCTGCGCGTATAAAGTCATAGTCAATAACATTTCCCGGAGTGGTCTTGACCAATCCCTTCTGCACCCATTCCGCATAAAAGACATTCTCTTTCTTAACCTTCTCCTGATAAGTATCCTCAGGTATCCAGAACCAAGGCTTAATATATATCCTATCCTGATGCCTAAACAGCAGAACAAACGCAGTGATATCAGAGGTATTGGACAGGTCAAGACCTCCCCAGCAAGGCAAATTCCTCAGCATACTATCATCTGTCTGTATGCTGCTTGCCATCCATTTCTCATCCACAATCCATATATTCTCCGCATCCACCCACATATTGAGGTTCTTAGTCTTCACATTGGTCACAGCCTCCGGCCTGTTCTGGGCATCCTTGACCTGCTGGGACAGATAGTCCACATCAACAGAGACTCCCAGATTTGGATTCGCCTTGGCCCAGTTGCGCGGATCCGTCCACTCATCCCCCTCATCCATCTCAAAGATTATCGCAAACAGGGACTCATCATCAGTGATTCCATTGATCACATTTTTAGCGTTCTTGCGGAACGCATAACAAGGGTAGTTCTTATTGAATCCGGCAGTGGTAATGATGAAGTTTACCGGCTCCTCTCGGGCTGCCTGTCCGGATTGCATAACATCCACCATACCATTATCCTTATGAGCATGATACTCATCCACTATCACAGTGGATGGAGAGTAACCATCATGCACGCCATAATCTGAAGATACAGCTTTGAAGTAGCTGCCCAACGCATCATATGTTATAGAATCCCTGTATACATTCAACCTCTGCTTTAGGGCTGTAATGCCCACGATGGCCTTGGCATCATTGAAACACAGCTTCGCCTGATCCTTGGTTGTAGCAACTGAATAGACCTCGGCCCTTGAAATCTGCTCTGCATACAGGCCATACAGCGCTACCCCTGCAGCCAGCGCCGTCTTGCCGTTCTTGCGGGCCACCTCCACATATGCAGTGCGGAACCTCCTCTTCCCGTTGGACTTCTTCCAGCCATAGAGGTTGAAAAGAATAAACATCTGCCACGGCTCCAACAGCAGTGGGAGCCCAGCCCATCGGTCCTTTGTATGCTTGAGCTTCTGCACAAAATGTACAGGCTTCTCTCCGGCTGTCACATCAAGATAGAAACCCTTATCAATACACTCCCGCTTGTCGCGCAGGTACCGCTCGCATGCAGCCTTCTCTGTCCTGCCGGCAATTCTTTTTCCCGTCAAGACATCCTGCACATACTGTTCCACCTTCTGGCACACTGTCATTCCCATTGCTATTCTTCATATTCAGCGAATGGATCCTCATCCTTTTTCGCTGGTGATATCATTTGCGCTATCCTTATTCTGCTTACAGGAGTAAGCCCGAACTGCTGAGCCAACGCCGCAGCCATTGACATTGCATCCTTCTGCACCTTCATCCAAGGACTCACGATCTGCATTTCCCCAAATTTCGTTGTGACCTTTATCACTGCGCCCTCCTTCTTCATCTTCTTCTCCGCTTCCACAGCTCTGCCCAGGTTCATTGCATACACCGCCAACTGCTCAACATCCAACTCTGTCAACACCCGGTAAGCACACAGCTGTCTGGCCGTCTGCTCAAAAATCTTCTTCGCATCCCCGGTTAAAAATTTTGGCGGTACCACAGAATCCAGCACAGCAATCCCGATATCACCGGTCATCCTGCTCGGCTTATCTGTTCCGCGTGCAATCTTCAACGCATCAGGTGTCTTATTTCTTCCCATACACTGTTTTCCTAAATTTCAAATTTCGTCCGTGTGCACAAAAGACTGAGGGGCGCTTCGGAAAGAGGTGGTGGTTGAGAATTTAAACCCCCTTCCCCCCCCTCTCAACCACTCAATCCGCCTTCATTTTCTTTCCTCCAGATAATCTTTGTTAAATTCATCTATTTTAATTAAGTGCTCAATAGATGCTATTACAAGTTCGTAGTATGTGCTTACATTATTCTGATGAATATTATGCGTAATACAACCTAATTTATCTCCCTTCATTACTATCACCATCAACCTGTGCAGGCTCCAAGCGGGAATGTCTTTTGCATATAAGTCATCACCACTTCTTCCAAGGAAAGGACGCTTGTTTAACTGCTCCCGTAGGCGCATAATTCCAGAGAAGGGAATATCTTGGAGCTTATAATCTTCTGTTGCTCTCTCATAGTGGAGAGTCATATCCGCAGTCTCCTTCTTGAG